GCGTTGACCTCGTCAAGATGCTTCTTGTAGATGGTGTATCCGACCCCAGCGGCCGCAGCCACGATGCCCACCATTCCGAAGGCACCAAGCGCCTTCTTCGTGGAGTCGTACGCCATGGAAAGCCCCCCCGATGCACTCCAAGCCCCCACCCTGACGTTATGCAGAATGGCGGTGAAGTCCTGGAAGAGTGTCTTGACCCGGCTGATGATGGTGAGCCCCACAAGGCTCCTGGTCATCGCAGTGAGCGCGGGGATGATCTTCGGTATCACGAGAGCCCCGACCGCGAACTGGACGAACAGAGGGTCGATGATCTGGACGAACGGCTTTACCACGTCGCCCACGAAACCGAAGGCGTCGCCGACCGCGCGGAGGTTGACCTCGAGCACCTTGAGTGCGTCGTAGGCCCCCGGCGCCTGCTCCTTGAGAGCGTTCATGAAGCCCACTTGACGGGCGCGGTCGTTGATCTCGCCGATCCAGTTGTTGATGTCGTTCAGTTGCTTCTTCAGGGTCTCGAAGAAGCCGCCCTCGGCGTAACCGGCCATCTGGCTCATGTAGTCCTTGAAGGTCGAGCCGAGCGCCGTCCATGTCTGGTTCATCTTCTCCTGCATGCCGCCGAAGCGCTCTTCGATACCCGAGAGAAGTGCTGGGATACCGACCTCGGCTGCGATGCCGACCGTCTCGGAGAGCTTCTGAGTCTCAGCGACCGTCTTGCCGATGGCATCAGCGAGCACCTGCCACGCCGGGACACCGGCCATGGCCAGTTCGCGCATCTCTCGGGCGGTTATCTTGCCCTGCGAGACCATCTGGCCGATGGAGAACGACATGCGGGTGAACACGTCTGTGGTGCCGCCCACGGCGGCCGTCGCATCACCGATAGCCTGCAAGGTGCGCAGAACGTCCTTGCCCGCCACGCCGTAAGCGATGAGTCGCTGAGTGCCGGTGACGAAGTCCTCGAAGGTGAACGGGCTTTTGGCGGCGAGGTCGTAGAGCTTGCCGAGCATGTTCGACGCTTCGCCGGCGGAGCCGAGCATGGTCGTGTAGGCGATGGTGGACTTCTCCATCATCGAGTTGAACTGGATGCCGGCGGAACTCGCAGCCACCAGAGCGGCGGTGAAGGCCCCGATACCGGCCATACCTGCGTAGGTCACGGCCGAGATCCCGGTGTACTTCAAGCGCCACTCGACCATCTCCAGGACGCTCTTGGTCTTCTTGCCGTGGTCCTCGATGGCCCGAGTGGCCTTGTTCGTCGCGCTGACGACGGTATTACTGCTCTGGTTGGCCGCCGTCCCTACGGCTGCGTGCGAGGTCGTCGCCTGGGTGGCGAGGTTCTTGAAAGCGGCATGGGTTCTGGGGATGCCTGCGACCATCGCGGAGTCGTTGAAGTCAACGATGTACTCCATGCGTCCGGCGACAGTCGACATATCCCCTCCTTCCTAGACGAACAACAGGCCCAGGATTACCGCTTCCCGGACCTGTTCAGCGTCGACGAACGCACAAGCGCGTTCGCTCTTCGTAGTGCTTCCGCTTCTTCCTGCTCAGGAGTCTCGAAGTCCTCCCGCCGCAGCTCGTCGTCCTTCTTCTTGAGGACACCGCATATCTGCAGTAGCTCTATCGCCGCCTCCCAGAGATTCTTGGTGAGTTCTCTGGCCAGGACCCCCGCCAGGAGTTCGGCTTCCTCAAGCTGAAGTTGAGGTAGAGCCTTGGCCATGTCCTGCACGTCTTCGGAGTAGAGGTCGCTCTTGACGGTGCGGACGTGCTGCGCGTACCCGCGGGCAAGACGGCAGAAGCCCAGATTGAGGCCGTCTACCGTCGGAGGCTCGCGCTCTACTTCTTCTTGAGCGGGTCTCTCCTGCTCTTCATGTCGGCGAAAAAACCCTGGATCTCTTCCACCAGCATCTCGAGCAGCTTGCCGTGAAAGTCGCGCTTGAGATCGTCAGGGTCAAGCTCAACGTTGGTCACGTAGGCCGCCAGCAGAGGCGCGTACTGCTCACCAAGGAGCAGCGGGTCCATGTCCTCATCGGCCGTCGGGGCGCCGGGCTCGGGATCGTTGCCCTGGATGCGGTCCCAGCGGGCCTTGAGGAACTGAAGTTCCTTGCCCATGAGGTCCGTGTTGCTGCGCTTGATGCGCTCGATCTTCTCTTCCCCATCGGGCGTGGGCGGCGTGATCTTCCACTCGCGGTCGCTCCCGTCGGGGTTCTTCATCTCCCCGTTGATGTCGGGCACGTTGCGGTAGATGATCGTGTTGACCTGGATGAAGTCGCTGAGATCGCGGACGTACTGTGCCATGGTGCTTCCTCCCGTTGGATGATCTGGTTCCCCCAGCCCTGCCGACGTCCAACGGGAGTTGAATGCGGCGGCGAGGGCCAGGGGAAAGGTTGCGGTTGCGGCGGCCGGCTAGGTGCCTATGGCGTAGCTGGCGGAGCCGTTTTTGACGACGTAGGTGATCTTGGGGTCGGTGCCTATGCACCGGGCCGTGAGGACCAGGTCCTGCGGACGGCCTTCGGGGTCGATCTTCAGCTTCGGAAGCGGGTTCCGATACTGGCTCTTGGTCACGTTGATGGCCAGCGACCGCTCGGGTGCGGCGGCCAGCGTGAACTTCACAGCGAGCGAACCCTCTGTGATGGTGCCGGACACCTCGGCATCGTCGGCCGGCGTGGCCGTTCCGAAAACCATGGTGTTGTACCTTGACGCGTCGACGATGGTCGTGGTGGCCGAATACTCGTTGTCCTGCACGCCCTCCTGGATGTCATAGAAGAAGACGTCTTCTCCCGGGATACCCACGAGGTTGTTGCGCACGAAGCACTCGAGCTTCTTGATGTACCCGACGGTCGCGCCGTCAACGGTCCACGCGCCTTTCGCCATGCTCCAGGCGAACAGGTTCGCGATGGCCTCGGCTGTGGCGGGCGTGTCGGGGTCGTCATCCTGATAGGTCACCTTTCCGGCGCCCATGAGTTCCATCGCGCCGGCTACCAGTCGGTCGTCGGACGAAACCGTGAGGCTGAGGGTGTTCACCTTCAGGTTGATGATCTGCATGCGGACTTCGCCGATCTTGACCCATGCGGTGAGCCACGGCAGGGTCCCGGTCTGGTCCGGCTGGCAGGTGTGGGTGTAGGGGTCGGTGCCACCGGCCGTGGCGATGTCGCCCAGCGCCGCACCGAGCAGTGCGGGCAGCGCGACCGGCTGCGCCACGAAGTTGAGCGTACCGCCGGAGCCCATGGAACCGACGACGGCGACACCGTCGTTGGCGCGACCGGACTCGGCCGTGCGCTTGACCTGGACCTCACGGTCAGGACCGATCTCCGAGCCGTCAAGCAGCCGGAGGTAGTAGAGAGGAGCAGCCGCAGCCGTGTCCTTCTCGGTCTGGAACGCGAACATCACGTATGCATCATTCGGTCTGTGGGACATGCTTACTCACCTCCTTTCAGAGGTACGACCGACTTACGAACGGTCGGTGATGGTTGCCGCGTGGGCGGGATGTACTTCTCCTTGGCACCACGCTTGAGCAGGAAGCGGATCTCTTCCTTGTCGTTGGTCGGATAGGGGAACGGGAAGGCCCGTAGCCTCCCCTTGAACATGACGAGCAACTCACTCACGGGTTGTCCGTCGTGTCCTTTGAGTACGAACGTGCGCATAGGCTCCATTGAATGGTCACCTCCTTGTGCGCTTAGATGTAGTCGACGGGGACCTGCAGGACTATCTGGTGGCACGACGATCTGCCGAGTTCCCCGAGGGCCTCTTGCAGCATGTCGTCGAGAGCGGCCGGCTCATCGGGACGAGCCGTGATCCAGTAGCCTGCCTCATAGGAATGACTGGTGAAGAGAAGATCCATGGCGCACCCGAGGTAGGTGGCCGCCTTCTCGTGGGTTGCCGGGATGCCCTCGGACGTATTGACGTGGACATACGCGCAGACGATGACGGCGAACTCGTAGATGTAGCCGCCGACAGTCGCGTTGATGTAGCGCCATCCGTTCGGCTTCAGCAGAAAGCACGGCGTCAGCTTGATCTTGTCGGCGTCCTCCTCGTTGACGTAGACCGCCTGAGTGGCGCCGAGACTCTCCGCGGCAAGCAGAGTGGTCATGCCGCTGGAGAGCAGAAGGTCGCTGAGGTGGTCTAGGGTGTCGCGTTCGAGCGTTCCTTTCATCGCGACACCGCCCTTATGGCAAGCACGATGCGGTTGAAGATGGCCGCACGGTTGAACGTGACGGCCCACTGGCCGATGTAGCGGGCCCGCACGCCGGGATGACGGGCGATCTTGCGAACGCGCACCGCGCCTGCAGGACCGTAGCCTCCGCGCGATGCGGGCCATCTGAGCATGTGCGGCCCACGCGGACGAATCTCATGGGCACGGGCGCCGCGTTCAAGGGACTTACCGGAGATGGTGCCGGTGCTTATGACCACGCTGGTCTGGCTGGGTTGGGTTACGCGGATGTCGCGGGCGGTATTGCCCGTCACGGCTCCGCTCTGCCCCGGCCAGTCGTGCGGGATGTTCTCAGCCCAATCGGCGCGGATCTTGTGACCGCCGGCCAGAAGCTGGACGGCCACGGCCTGCCTGATGGGGCCGATAATCTTCACGGGCGAGGTAAGTGTGACGCGGACGGCCATCAGGACTTCCTGCAGAAGGACTCGACGATCTCGCGGGCGTTCTTCGGCCACTTGTCGGTGTCGAAGATGATGTCGTACTCGCCGCGGGTCGCCTGCTTGAGAGTGTCGGTGCTCGCCATCTGGTCCATGATGAGAAGCACGGCCAGTTGCAGGCGCTCGGGGACGGTCTCCTCGAAGCCTGCGGAGTAGGTGGCTACGACGTTCTGGTGCCCCGTGGGGAACACGGCTCCGTCGTAATACAGGTCGCCGTGGTCGTAGACCATGCAGTCGGCGGTGACGTCTTCGCCGTCGATAGTGACCGTGTCGAGTTCCGTTACCGGAGACTGCGTGAGACGGAGCGTGCTTTCGCCGTTCCCGTCCAGCGTGTCGGTGAACTCGGCTATTTCGATCGGTCGGTCGATCTTGGCGCGGATGAAGTCGGACAGACCGGCCAGCATCTTGACGAAGCGGGCCTCACTGCGGATGTAGTCCGCGCCCACATACTCAAGTGCATCATCTTCGCTGACGAGAAGGTCTGCCACGGCTTCCTACCTCCTACTTCCGGCGCGAGGGCTGGCGACCGCGGCCTCGGGGACGAGTCGCAGGGGCGGTGGGCTTGACGATCTGAGTCTCTTCGGGCTCCATCGTCTGAGCGACCGTCTCGGTCTGCTCCTCGCTCTCGGTGGCCTCTTCGGTCTCATCGTCGGTCTGCTCTGCTGGTTCGGCGGTCTCATCCTGCGGGGCCTCCTCCGGCGTCTCGTCTACGGTCGCTGGGGCCTCCGGCTCGGCCGGAGGGTTGACCAACTGGGCGAAGAACGGAGCACCGGAGAAGGTGCGCAGGAAATAGGCCGCAACGCGGTCAGGGAGGTCGTGCTCACCCGCCTCGAGCGGATAGGGCGTCGCGACTCCGACATACCTTTCCTTGATCTTGATGAGCACGACTCACTCCTTCCTTAGAACGATTCGGGGTGGACCGGCGTCACTAGGTCGTGACGGTGATGGTGTTGGGGATGTTGTAGCCCCACATGGACAGAGGCTCGGTCGACGGGTAGCGCTTCTTGAAGTCTTCGCGCATGCTGACCACGAGCTCGTCGGAACCCGCAATCACGTCATGGAAGGACTCCATGAGCGGGGCGCGCCGGCGGCCGATGATGAAGCCGCTGGGGTTCACAAGCTGGATGCCGGTGAACTTCTTGGTCGCGCCGTCGTAGTTGCCACTCGCGTTCAGGTCCTCGCGGATGTAACCGCTGGTGAGGATGGGAACGCCGTCGATGCGGCCGATCTCGCCGGTTATGACCGTGGCGGACGGGCCGTACTTGTCCAGCGTCTGGACCTCATCGACGTTCAGCAGGTGGACGAGTCCGACGGGGCCGACCACGTAGAGCAGGCGCCGGGGGTTGATCCCGTACTTGCTCATCTGGCTTCTCATGGCCCGCAGAGCGAGCAGCGTCGGGTCCGCGCCGCCGAAGTCGTAGGTGTCCGACCCGTCCTTGGAGAGCTTGCGAAGGCCCTTCCAGGAGGTCAGAGCATCGTCGGTCTCGGTCACGTCGGAGTCCTGATGGGTGGCGGTGGTGTCACCGTTGAGCAGCAGGTTCTCCTCGCCGTCGGCCATGTCCATCGCCAGGTCGGTACGGATGAAGGGGATCATCGCCAGGATGGCGTCCTCTTCCATCTCGTAGGCGACCGACTGGTACCCGGCCAGAGTCGTGGTCGAGAGGTCGACATAGTCGTCCCCGGACTGGCTCTTGGTGACGGCCACGCCGCGGCTCTTCTTGTAGATCTTGCCGCGCGAGGTCTGCCGTGGGATGCGGAACGGGTCGTTCGGCATCTGGACGATCTCGAACTTCGAGGCGAGCATCCGCTCAAGCTCGAACTTCCAGATCAGGTCCGGGGAGTACCCGGTCGGGACCCACGCAGCGCCGGTGCCGACGCCACCGTCGTAGCCCTCGTAGGTCTTGCGCTGGTAGAGCTCCTGCATGCGCTTGAACGTCTCCGTGTTCTTCACGTCGAAGTTGCTGTCGCGCCGCTTCATGAAGCTGAGGATCTGGACGGCGTCCTGGAGCTGGAACAGCTCAGCCATGTCCTCGTCCTGGCTCTTGGCGGAAGGGACGCGCAGCTTGGTCTCGAACGTCATGCCGCCCGCGACCTGGATCTCGCCGCCGAACGCGCGCTTGAAGGCCGGCTCTTCGTCGAGCCTCGCCATCTTCTTGGAGAACTCGGCGACGTCCGCGCCGATCTTGTCGACCTTCTCGAGCAGGTCGGCGGGTACGTGCCCCTTCTCCCTCTCGGCCTTGATCTCTTCCATGGTGGCGGCCATGGTGGCCACCGTGCCTGCCAGGGTATCGGCAAGCTCTTTGATCTCTTCACTCATGGTTGTTGTCACCTCCTGTGGCAACAAAAAGACCCGCGTTTGCGGGCCTTATAGGGGAACTGTGTCGTGGGTTGGCTTGGCTATCTTGGGCGGAGGAGTTCTCCTGCCGCGCGTATTTTCGCGATCTGCTCTGAGAGGCCCGGGACCGCATCGGCGGTGGGCTCTGTGAGTCGCTCTTCGATGAGCGACTTGGCGGAGGCCAGGTCGGAAAGGACCGCCTTCACCTCTTCGTCGCGTCCCTCGGCCTTGAATGCCTTGGCGAGGTCGTGGATGTAGGCCGCCTCGTCGATGAGAAGGCCCACGGGGTCGGTCTCATGGACGCGGTCCCGCAGACCCTTCCAGTCCTTCGGGTCGATGTTGCCGCCGGTCAGGTCGACCGGGGCGCCGCCCGAGGTGACGTAGGTCACTTGGATGTCGACCGGGCGCGGGTCGCCGTCGAGCGTCACCGCTCCGCCCTCGCCCATGGCGTAGCCCATCTGGAGGATCTCGTCGCGGCCGTCCCAGTCCCAGACGTTGTAGATGACGGCGCTGTCCGAAACGTCCAGAGGTTCGGGATATACGTAGACGCTCTGGTCGGCATAGAACGCCTGGACGGCCGACATCACACGGTCGATGGACGAGAGCCACGAGGCCCCGCCTCCCACGTCGATCAGGCTGGTCACGTTGTAGATGGAGCGGCTCTTGGGAAGCATGCCGCGCAGTCCGCCCTTGACGATCATGGCCTCGGGATTCATGGCGAAGCCCTTGGGGCAGACCGAATACTCGAGGATGTCCCACTTGGATACCTCGCGGTAGGACTTCCCGTCGGTGGTCTTGGCCCGCTTGGCCGTGACCGGGTTCCAGCCGATCGACATGCAGTCGATGGCCCCCTCGTCCATGAGGACAAGGCAGTCGTGGCCCAGACTGGTCTTCTCGATGATCTTGCCCTTGGTCCACATGCCGTCTACCTGCTCAGACAGCGAGAGCGACACCCCTACCGGAGGTTGGTTCTCCTTCCAGCCGTGGCTGAAGAAGATGGGGACCTGGATACCGGAGTCGACGATGTGCTTGCCGGACCCGGGAAGGAGCATGTCCCCCCCCTGGTCGATGTTGCCGTAGTGCGCGCAGAATCCCTCGAAGGTGCCATCATCGAAGTTCACCTTGAACTCCTGCGCCGGCAGGTTCTTTATCTCGAACAACATTGTTCTTCCTCCTGCGTCAGTCCGCGGTGGACTTCATCGGTACTCACACCAACAACGGCAGTTGGGATGAGCGAGCGGGAACTGGTGCCCGCTGGGGAACGCCTGGTCAATGGGGATCCATCCGGCGGCAGCGTTGGCTCGGCAGTCGTCGCAGACTGCGGCGTCTTCCATCGTTATCCAGCGGTGCTCGGTGAATCCTTGGTTTCTGGCGAGCGCGTCGCGCACCGCCTCGTAGGCCAATCCCGATTCGTACTGAGCGGCTAGCCCTGCCCGCCACTCGTGCTGCCTTTCGTAGTAGCCGAGGATGCGGTCGCGCAGTTGGTAGTGGGCCTCGCCGTTGGCGATACCCTCGGCGATCTGGTCGCGGATACCGCGGACGGATGTGGCCGAGACGTCACTCGCGAAGCGGCTCTCCTGCGCCTGCAG